CCCAGCAGCCAGTAGATCAGGCAGGCCGCGAGCGCCTGCTCCACGTCCTGCGCGATTAGCCCCGTATGCACCCGGCCGGACGTCCCGTCCTTCAGCCGGTAGCAGACCGGCCGCAGCCGCGCGAACAGCGCGTCATAGCGGTCAAGCTCGTCGGAGATCTCCGTCTTCTTCTCCCGGTCGGACGTGCTGATCGTGCCCGTCTGCGCATAGACGACCGACCAGCGGTAGTTCGAATACCCGAGCGAGCCCGCGCCGTCATACTCCGGCGCCGCGCCGCCCGAGACCGACAGATTCCCGCCCACGGTCATCGTGCAGTTCGTATGCGCGCCGCTGCCGGTCACCGACAGCGTGTTCTGCCCATAGCAGAGCTTCGCGCCGCTCGTCGTGGCGACGACCTCGCCATAGCCGCTCATCAGATGGATGCCCGCGCCGCCGTAATCGCCCGTCGTGTACCCCAGATACCCGCCGACTGCGCTTCCCAGCAGCGACGAATACACCGCCATATCCCCGCCGAGCTTGATATAGTCCGCCGACAGCGTCCCCGTCGTGATATCGCTCGCCGACAGGTGGTCGACCGAAAAATTATTGAAATCCAGGATCCCGCCGTTGATGCGCGAGGCCGAGAAATTGCCCGCCGTGATGTCGTCCGCCCGCAGCCCCGTGATCGAGGCGTTCGTCACGTTGAGGCTCGTCGCCGTGATCGCACCGGAGATGCTCGCCCCCGTGCACGTCAGCTTGCCGTTCGCGTCGACCTTGAATTTGTCCTTGATGGAAAGCCCGCTCGTGCCGAAGTACATGCTCGCGCTGCCCCCAAATTCATTGGCCGTGCGGTAAATGCTGCTTTCCGAGATCGTCCACGGCCCGAACGTCGAGTCGGCTGCCGCCGTGATCTTCCCCGACAGCACCGCCCCCGCCGCCTCCAGCGTCCCGGATGGGAAATGCAGCTTCTTGTCGCTTAAATACGCGACCTCCTGCCCGTCCTGCCAGAAGCTCACCCGATCCGGCGTCACCGTCACCAGCTCGTTCTTCGTCCGGTCGATGACGTTCTCGCCGCCGTCCGTCACCGTCGTCTCGATGTTCCCCACGCCCACGCCGTAGACCGGCACAGCGTCCTTGTAGTACAGCAGCCCCGTCTTGATATACTGCTGCGAATTGACGGAAAACTGATTGTTGACGCCCGCCGTGTAATCATACAGCTGCCTGATGCCGACAGAGTTTCCCTCGATCGTCAGCTGCGTCTTCTCGAGATACTTGCCGAAGTCCGAGATGGCGACATAGCTGCCGGACAGCTTCGTCGACCACGTCTCCGAGTTCGCCGCGGCGAAGTCCGCCGTCTTGATGATGAGCGCTTTCAGCGCTCCATAGCCGGAGAGCGTCGTTTTCTTCTCCGCCTCGGAGAGGCTGTCCGCGTCGATGGCCTGCGAGATCTCCGTCAGCGTCGCCTTCGCCGACCAGTCGGCGAGGTTCAGCTGCTCCGTCACGGAGCACAGATACCGCCGCATGCTATCCAGCTGCTCCTGCGTCGTCTTCCCCGCGATCGACGGGTATGCAAGTGTTAAAGATCCCATTATGCGTCACTCCCTGCCTCTAAAACCCGCGCCAGACTGAACAGCTTCATCTCGCCCTTTCCTGTCAGCCGGAATTTCAGATGGTCACACCGGGCCGGGCGGATGGGCAGCAGGAAGGTCCTGAGGCCTCGCCCCTCGATATGTCCGCAGTGCCGCCAGACGCCGTCGGAATCATACTGCACCCAGAAATCAACGAAGGACCCCTTCGGCAGCTGCATCCGCAGGTTGATCCGGGACACATACTTTTTCCCGACCAGCCCATACGTCATGATCCCCGTTTCCGCCATCCAGTCGACCGGGCCTTCCAGCGTCCCGACACTCCCGTACACGGTTTTGAGCGTCCCGTCCTCAAGGAAATACAGCTCATCGTCCACCCGCGCGAAGTCCTCTGCGTGGGTGCTGTCCTCCTTGTGCCACAGACCCTTGCGCGTGTCGTAGACGAACAGCGTCCAGTTGTGCGCCTCATTCTCCATGCTGATGAAGTACTTCCCTCTGGCGCCGCCGGCCACGGCGTTGTAGTAGAGCTTCGTCCCGAAGCAGCTGCCGGTCTCCTGCGGCAGACTCCCGTCGTACACGCAAACGCCCATGCGCGATTTGTAATACAGCCGGTCATCCACCACGACCAGGCTCTTGGCAGACCCATTCTGCACACCTGCGCACTTCTGCACGACCACCTGATGCGCCCCCGTCGCCGATGGATACACCCGGTGGAAGCAGTCCTCCTTGAAGAAGATCGGGCTGTCCGCCAGCGTCGCCGCGCCGGTCCACTTCCCGTCCGTGCCGCAGCTCGCGCGCCACGAGTCCGTCGACACGCCCTGGTAGCACTCCCAGTTCTTAAAATCGCCCAGCTTGCAGCAGTAGATCTCATTGACGGTCTCGCCGTCCGCCACGCCGTACTTGCAGCCCCACAGCCGGTTCCCGCTCTCGGTGATGAAGTCCATGCTTGGGACCTTCCGCGCCGTCTTCACGGTCCCGCTCGTCACCTTCGTCGTCTCGTCGACGAGGCCCACGATCACGATATAGCTATCGCCCACGTCGTAGAGGATCTGGCTGCCGTTGAGCTTCTCGACCTGCTCGTTCCCGGTCAGTCCCGAAAGCCGGATGCCGTCGTATTGCTGAAAGCCCTTCCCGATGCCGTTCGCGGAAAGCTTCAGATACACCGTCGGCACGGATACCCACTGGCTCGTCGCCTCCGCCCACTGCTTGAGCGCGTGGAGCTTGCCGGACGTATCCAGCCAGTACTGGCCATTCGTCGGGTTTTCCGGCTGGCTGGCTTGCTTATAGCTCACCGTCAGCGCCGTCCCGTCGACGAGGCAGAGGGAAATTTCCACGTTCGAGCTCGCCGCGTCGACCACATTCTCCTGCCCCATGTACCCGTTGTCGGAGTACTTCTCGGTGTTGAAGTAGATCCCGTCCGGGAAGATGCACAGATATGCGCCCATGGAAATGAGCTGCTTCTGCCCCGCCGAGATCGACACGGACGGCATATACGCCTCCATCGAAGCGCCGTTGATATAAAGCACCTGGTCCTGCACCCAGCACAGCGCATCCTTCGCCAGAATGCCCTGCACGCCCTCGATCGCCTGCGCCGTCCCCCGCCTTGGCCGCGGGGAAAGAAGCGGATACTCGTCCGCCGACAGATTCTCCATGTCGTAAAACTCCCCGTCCGCGAGTTCTAGGTTGTGGTCATACCCGCCGAACGCCTCCGTCGTCAGCGTCTGCTGCCGCCCGGCGGCCAGCTTCGGATAAAACATCCCGCATCCCTCCTCACAGCCGGAAATACGCCGCTTCGCCCTTCGGCATGTGCGCGCGGTTGTAGGCGTTCTGATATGCCTGATAATACGTGTTGTACTTGGCCGCGGAGTTGTTGTACTTCGTCATCTCGCCGTTGGCGTCGTCGATCTTCATCTCCAGATACCATCGGTAGATCTCGTCATACGGCCACCCGATCAGAAGCGCCGTCCCGTCCAGATCCGTCTCCGGCCCATACCCCGCGAACGCTGGGACCGCCGTCTCATGCGCCGACCAGATCTCATGCCAGACCACCCCGTCCAGCTCCGACAGCCACCGCAGCTTGTCCGCGCTGCCGTACTGGTTCGGCTTCAGCCGGTCGACCAGCTCGATCGCCTCCCGGATGGTCATGCGCGTCCCCTCCTTCCAGCGCCGGACTTCTCAGCCCGCGGCCATCGCATCTTCGATCCTCTGCGCCGCCTCGAGCTGCCGTCTGGCGTTTTCCAGCACCTCATAGACCGGCTCCGGCACCTCGACCGCCTTTCCGCGCGGCACCTGAAACGTCCGTCCGTTCACGCAGACGAACTCCGACTGCTGCTCCGTGCCGCCCGCGCGCGGCAGCGTGATGCTCTTCATCTCTGCAAATGCTTGTTCCATATGCTTCTCCTTTCCATTCCATCCGCCGGGGCCTTTGCTCTGCGGCAGAGCGGAGCTGCGCTCCGCCCTGCTGAGTGCCGGTCAGTTCGCCTCGTCCTCCGCGGAATACGCGCCGCAGCTCTCCACGCGCACCATGCGGTCCTGATACAGGATCTTCGCCGCGCTGGAGAACTTGTAGCCCAGCGTCGAGAACTGGTTGAGCGGTCCGCCGACCTGACCCTTGTCCTTGATGATCATCTCCATGTTGCCGCCCTCCGGGTCGATCATGCCGTAGGCGTCCTTGCCGAGAAACAGCGTCGCGTACACGCTGTAATACTCCGCGGGCGTGCCATTGGACTCGTCCGCCGCGGTCTTGACCGGGCAGCCCTCGCCGTTGAAGACCTTGGCCTCCGTCGTCTCGATGAAGCGCACGCCGTGCAGCTCGCCGATCTCGCCGGTAAACAGCTCCGTGATCCCCGCGTACTTGTGCGCCTCGACCCACGCGTCCGACGAGCGCAGGTCATAGGCGACCGACGGATGGATGATGGCGACATACTTGCCGTCGATCTTCGGCGCCTTGAGCTTCTTGAGCAGCGTGACGGCCTTGTTGACCTCGTCCGGCGTCAGCTTCGCCGTGGTGTCAAGACCCGCGCGGCTCGTGACCGCCGTGTGCGCGCCGTTCGTGCCGACCTTGTCGCAGTACTGCACGTTCGTACCGGCCACGACCACGTTGCGCACCAGCTTGTCCTGCGTCGTACCGGCCGACGCGCCCAGCTCCTCCGCCGCACCCAGAATGACGTCGTCGATCGCGTGCAGCTCCAGCTGGTCAGACACCGACACATACGTGCCGTACTGCGTGACGGCCTGCGTCACCGCGCTCTGGCCAAACTTCTGCCCCGTCGGGATCACGCCCTCGGTCAGCGCGCCCGCATCCTCGAGCGTATTCCACTTGCGCCACTCCACGGTCTTGCCGCGCCCGGCCGGCAGCACCTGCTTGCGGGCGAACTGCGTGTGGATGAGCTCCGGCCGCGCGTTTTCCAGCAGCTCTGTGTCGTAAAACGTCTTCATCGAAGCCGTCATGCCGCCGCCCTCCGGGAAAGCGGTCGTCTCGCCCGTATAGGCGTTCACGTAATTGCCGCCCGCGTTCACCAGCGTACCGGCATCGGCAAACAGCTGCAGATCCATCTCCTGATGCATATCCATTCTCCTTTTCCTCCTCACAGACGGATCGTCTCGCCCCGTCTGGCTCTTGTTTTGAGTTCCTCTCTCGTCTGCCGCGACCAGTGCTCCGGACTTTCGGCGAACGCGCCGCCGGCTCCCGGCGTCAGGCCGCTCTCGCGCGGGCGCAGATACCCCGCCTGCATGGCGGCCGTCAGCTCCTCGCGCGCCCGTCTGGCCCCATAGGCCATCGCCTCCGC